TCGGCGACCGTCGGTAGCGTAGGCGTCTACATCGCCATCCCTGACTACTCCGCCGCAGCCGAGATGGCTGGTATCAAGATGGTCGTAATCAAGTCCGGCAAGTTCAAGGGAGCTGGCATCGAAGGCACCAGCCTCGACGAAATCCAACTCGCCAACCTCCAAGAGAGCGTCGACACGATCCACGCGGAGTTCAAGGCCGCCGTGAACATGAAGCGCAAGATGGTGAAGGCCGATGCCATGGAAGGCCAGACCTTCTCAGGCAAGCAGGCCGCCGCCCAGGGCTTAGTGACCGGGCTAGCTGACTCCTTCTCCGAAGCCCTGCGGTCCTTCTAAGTTTATGCCACGTTTTTTCACCGACATTGACGACACGATTTTAAAGAATGGTCAGCCCATTCAGCGCGTCATTGATTACATCGACGAAAATGCCGAAGAGGTTGTCGTCCTGACAAACCGCGCCGAGAGCGAGCGTGAGAAGACCGTTGCCGACCTCGATGCCATCGGCTTCGAGTATGACGCCCTAATCATGAATGACTCTGGAGCCAAGGCTCCAGCCTTTAAGTCTGGCATCATTAAGGCCGAGCTCGATGCTGGCCGCCCGGTCGACCTGTTCATCGACAACCGTGCCGACACTCGCGCCGCAGTCTCCGCCCTAGGCGTGAAGGTTATGGACCCCGCTGCCATCCCTGAGATGGTCGAGGAAGATGTCGCTGTAGAGCCTGCAAACAAGCAAGCCCATGAAGCCAAAGTTTCCAACTCCCGCAAACTCAAGATGACCATCGAAGAACAACTGCTCGAAGCCTCGGCTGCCCTCTCGGGCCTCACCGCCGAACGCGATGACCTCCGTGCCACCGTCGAGAAGCTCACCGTCGGCGCCGCCGCGGAACTCGAAAGCCTGAAGGTCGAAGCCTCCGTCAAGGACGCTTCCATTGCCAGCCTCACCGAAGTCGTCAAGACCATCGAAGCCGAAGCCGCCGCCCTCAAGGTCGCCGCTCTCGAAGCTGAAGCCGTCAAGGTCAGCGCCTCCAAAGAGGCCGCTAAGATTGCCGCGTCTGTCGGCGTCGTCCCGGTCGCCCTTCCCCAGGGTGACGGTGCTCCCGCCGAAGCCGTCAATCACTACGCGGCTTTCATGGCCCTCCCGGTCGGCTCCAAGGAACGCAACGCGTACTTCGAGGCCCACCGCTCCGCGATCATCCGCGCCTCTTTCTAATTTACCTCAACCCTCCCAAATCCTAACTATATAATAAAATGTCAAACTCGATTACCGCCGCGCCTAGTGTGCTGGCAGCTGGTGTGCTCAGTGCTTTACAGAACAAATTGCCCGTCCTCTCGGGTATCTCGTCTGTCTTCTCGGCTCGTCCCGGCGCGTCCGGCATGAGCATCACCGTGCCCCTCATCGGCACGTCGACCGCGTCCACGTTCTCGTCTGGTGGCTATCTCACCGGCGATGACGCGACTGTCACCCAGACCGCTGTCACCCTGGCTCACTACAAGATCTCCAGCCGCTTTACCCCTTCGAACCTGAAGGACTACGGCGCTGACTTCTTCGTCAACAACTTCGTCCAGACCGCCTCTATCGGTCTCGCCCAGAAGGTCATGGATGTCATCAACGCTCAGATCACCAACGCAAACTACAGCGTTTCGACTGTCTCTGGTGCCGACCTGTCCTACGCCGAACTCGTCGCCGTCCAGAAGACCCTCGACGACGCCAAGGCCCCGAGCCCTCGCTTCGCCGTCCTGAATAGCGCTTATATCGCTGGCCTCCGCTCTGATACGACCATCGTCGGTAACAACGTCCTCGGTGCCTCCATCATCCGTGATGGCGACCTCGGCGTCATCGCCGGTGCCCGCGTCTACCAGTTCGCTAACCTCGCTACCAACTCCGAAAACCTCGCTGGTTTCGTCGCTGGTCCTGACGCTATCGCCTTCGCTTCCGCCCTGCCTGACTCTGAAGGCATCCCGGGCTTCGATGTCTCGAACGCCACGGACGCCGGCACGGGTCTCGGTGTGCAGGTGCTCGTCGGCATGGAGCAGTCTGGCTTCATGAACGTCACCGCCACGCTGCTCTTCGGTTGCGCTGTTGGTCGCGCCACCTCCCTCGTCCGCCTCAAGACCGCCTAATAGCGGCCAAGGCAACGAACTTAAGGGGCTCCGAAAGGGGCCCCTTTTTTGTGCCTAGTTCCCAAACGGGGCATTGATAGGATGAGCCTCTACGCTGACTTTCTCGCTGACGCCAAAGAGATGATCGCGGACTTCGGCGTAGCCGGAACCGCCAACTCTGGGGTCATCACCTTCCAGTGCCTTATCTCCGACCCCGCCGTAATGACCGTCCTCGAAGCAGGGGGGTATTGTGAGCGGACCCAGTACTCGGTCAGGATGCCCGCTGTAACGGCCTCCTGGACCCTGCCAGATGGGTCTAATGGGTCATCGGCGGCCCTACTGTCGGCAGGCGTCCCCATCGCCAGCCTAGGCCAGGGCAAGAAAATCGTCGCTGGCGGCAAGACCGTCCGCATCACGACCCAGACCTACAAGCCTGCGTCGGCATGGATCACGCTCGTCGTCATTGACGATAACCAGTAAAGCCGTGGTCAAGGTCGTACTAGATCAAGCCTCGGTCAATAAGTTCATCGCGACCCTGCAACGGTTTGCGGCGAAGACCGGGCAGTCTATGCTCGACGCCACCCTTGAGCAGGCTGCCCTTATCTGCCAAGACGCGGCGACCTTCACCCCTCCTATGCCTAAAGGCGGAGGCCGTGGTCTCTCCAAGGCCGCCCAGACCGCAGGCGATAACGCCGTGGCCGGAGACATTCGCAAAATCTTTGTTGCGGCCAATGACCGTAACAGCAACTCAGCTTCGGCTCTGCTCGCCAATCAACTGGCCTACGCAACCAAGTCTAACGACCTAAGCCTATTCAACAAAATCATTGGCGGCGGTAAGCTCGAAGCCCTTAAGGGACTGTCCCCAATCATGCGCAAGATTGCTAATGACCAGGACTACACCCGGGCTTTCGCTAAAGCTAAGAACTACTTTAACGCAACCAACCCTATTCAAAGCGAATACGGTCAAGGCTACGTTAGTGACCTACGTCCTTTGCATGACCGCATCAAAGGCAAGTTTGGTGGACGCATTGGCAAGAACGTCCGACCGACCAAAATCAAGCTGCTCGTTGAGACCAAGGGCGACCTATCGGCGTACATCAAGGAACGCCAAGCCATGGTCGGCATGGTCAAGTCTGGATGGGCATCTGCCCTTCGATCGCTTCCTAAGCCCAAGATTAATGGTATCGAAAAGAACTTCGGTACCGACCTGCTGGCCGTAGCCTGGATTAACCGACACACCACCCGCGGCAGGAGCAACGTCGTAGCCGACACCCAGAATAAGAACATCGAGGTGACGGTCGCGAACAGCCTGGGCAACGTCAACAATATCGGCGTCGATGCCTCCGTCATCCCGCTGGTCATCGCTAACCGCCGCAAACAAATGGGCCTGCGTATGCGTAGGCACCTCAAGGACGCAGCCGCAGCTACCAAACTAATTTAATCCTATGGGCACCGCATCCATCCGTCACATCGTCGAGGCCACCGTCGCGACTTACCTCTCAACCCAGACTGGGCTGACCACCGTCACGTTCCTGACGGGCGACAGCGCCGCTACGCAGACCCTGCCCAAGGCCGTGGTCCTCTGCGAATCCGCCCGGGCACCGTCCGACCTCCCCGAGGGCGAAGGCAACTTTAGCTGCTCGGTCCGCATCACCCTCTTCTCGAACGCCGACGATACGACGCTCGCCGATCACCGCCTCCGCTGCGCCGCGCTGTCTGGCAATATGCGTGACCTGGTCTCCATCAAGGCGGCCTTCACGGCCACGGGCGATGCGTCCTGCTATGACGTTACCATGCAGTCCGAAGACGAGGGTATTGATGAGCGCTCCTGGGCGACCTCGTTCACCTTCGACATCCTGACCGTCTTCCCAGCGTAAGGTTACCAAACCGAGCATATTCAAATGGCCGCCATCTCTAACGGAACCACCTGCATTTACGGCATCGCCAACGGTACGTTCGGCAATCTGTTCGTCCAGTCCTACTCGCTCTCGTCCTCCTTCAACGCTGAAGCCACGGTGGTCGATGAGACTGGCCTGACTAAGACCCATCGCCTCGACGATCGAAAGTCCGAGCTAAGTGTGGAAGGCATTGCCAAGACCTCCAGCATCCCTGTGCTTGGCGCCGTCCTGACCTTTACGCTTAACACGCAGTCGGCCTACCCTAGCGGTTCGGCTTCGGCATCGTTCGTCGGCGTAATCACAAAAGTAGACGACAAGGGCCAGAACAAGGGCTTCACTTCGGTGTCCATCACGGCTATTGATTACGAAGGCATCACGCCTGCCTAATTGACTTAGCCCTAAGTGGGCTACACTAGGCGGTATGGACAAACGGTTCCTATCGGCCTACATTGACCCGGCCCCCCTTCCAAGGATGCTGGGTCGAACTCTTTATCCGTGGTGCTTAAAGTACCGGGTACGGCTTATCGCCTTTGACTCGCCCCTGGCTACAGGCTCTCGCGGCGTCACCCCTGCTGACCTGCTGTTCGCCTGTCAGGTATGCGCCGATGAAGAGCTCGGCGGCCGCATCGGCTGGAAGGACCAGCTGCGCATTATGCGCCTGATGCGTGACCCAGTTCGCTTTGAGGCATATCTTAAGGCATTTTCGGACTATATCCTGGTCGCCCATTGGCCGAAGTTCTGGGAGCAAACGGCCAAGAAGTCAGCCGGGGATAAGGGCGTACCGTGGCCGCTTGCCATTGTGGCGTCGCTAATTTCAGCAGGCATCGACGAGAAGCGTGCCTGGGAGATGCCAGAGTGTCAGGCCATCTGGCTCAACTCGGCCCTGGCTATCTCCAAGGGTGCGGATGTGGCAATCATGTCGCCGGAGGAGGAGGCCTTCATGGCCGAGGAGGAAGCCAAGGAGGCTGCTTCCAATCCTGCAAAGGTAACCCCCTGACGACTATGGCCGACGCAGATCTATCCGCAAAAATCTCGACGACGTCTGACATCCCGGACGCGATGGATAAGGCGAAAAAAGCGACCGTGTCTTTCGAGAAGCAGGTCCAAGATATCGGCAAGAAGTTTAGCACTGCGTTTAAGGATATCGCTTTCGCCTTCGTCGCCCCGCTGGTCATCGTGAATAATCTTATCGGGTTCATCTCCGAAGCAATCGCCAAGGCAAAGCAGGATGCCCAGGACGGACTTAATCTTCTCGCCAAGGGTGAAACCACGTACGCAACGGACGAGGAGAAGAAGGCGGCTAATTTCTTTGCGGCAAAGAAACGAACCGAGGACGAGCAAAAATCCGTGCTTCAAGGTAAGGCTGAACTTGCGCGTCAATTCATGGATACCAAGGAGGGAAGCAACCTTGCTGGGCAATACGCTAACCGCAAGGGCATCACTGATCCAGAAGGACAGGCGCTGTATTTCAAGACCCTAGCCCACGATAAACAGTTTCAGGATGAGGCCCTCAAGGTGTTCCTGGCTTCTCCAGAAGGTAAGGCATATCAGCCAATCTTTGACAGCAAGAAGGATCAGAACTTTAAGGGCCCCGCTGGTTTCTCCAACGTGATTGGTGTAGGCGCTAACCCGGTGCTTGAGAACATGACCAGGCAGACCGACATCCAGGAGCAGATTCTTGAATATATCAAGGCACAGGCTCCCAACGTGGGCCGCCCTGACGTGCCGGACTTTACGAAGCAAATCCCATTAACCTTACAGAAATCTGGACTTACCTAATTTATGGCACGCATTGACCAAGGCAACAACCTAACGGCTGACATCCTCCAGCCGGGCTACACGACTACGTCTGACGGCTTTGGGTTAATTACGATTACGGCGACCTTTAAGAGCGACGCGGACACTGGTAGCTTCGCTCCGTTTATGCGCGGCACGGCGTTCCCGGTTGCCGCCTACAATTACTGCGCTTCGCATAAAGGATCAATCAGCTGGGACGCTCTTGGCGTTGCCACCCTAAAGGTTGATTACGTCGGCATTGATCCATCGGTTAACGGAGGTTCGCATACCAATGCCAACACGTCAGCAGCCAACGGTCTGACGGCTGATAATATCACGGCTCATCCTAACTTCTTTGATGCTCAGGGTTCGCCCTATCTTGGGGCGATTGCTGGACCCGCTCCATATACTCAAGACTCTGTTAATAACCTTGCTCCCAATGTTGGAAGCTCTGGTCCGGCCTACCTTGGCCTAAACGGCGCTTGCTTTGAGAAAATAAACGGCGGTCGATTCATTGGCTTCGTCGATCCATCCTACCCGCAATACTACGGTAAGACTCAGTACCTTGCGCCGACTACGAGTTACTCTGGGATTATGTATATCGAAGACGAGGAGCAAGTCTCCGTCCTTATTGAACTGTTAGGGACCACCAGTGAGACCAATTCTTGGAGCACGTTCCCGCTGCTTCCTGATTGGGCGCCAGTCGGCACTGGTTTTGAAGGCAATCCAGTAAACATACTGTCTCAGGTGAACGTCGAATCCTTTGGGCTAATCTATAAAATTAACTACGAGATTCGATATTCGCGCGTGGGCTGGGAGCTTGACGTTTACAAGAAATACTAAGCCATGTCGATTCAACCCGGCCCAGGCTATACGTTCACGTCCTCCAGTCTCGGGACTAACCTTAACATTGAGCAGCCGTGGAGTGAGTGGAACGGCGGCGCTGGAATCTGCCCCCTTCAAATCTACAATCTGCGCTATGATAGCACCGCCGAAGTATATTACATCAACGTCAGCCCGGGCATGGTAAACA